ATTAGTTCTTTTACTTTCTTTTCCATAGCTGGTACTTTTAATCCATAGGTATTAGCCATTAAGGTTTTCATATACCCACTATCAAGAAAGTTTTGTAATTCTTTTTTTGTAGCTACTGATGAATTAAAATCATTTTTAGATATTTTATCTAATTCTTCAGCTGATACTTTACCCTTCATGTAGGCGTTCATAGCATCTTGCTTGTAATTAAATTTAGCTTCTTCTAAATGTTTAATTGTGTCTTCTCTCATTGCTTTAGCTAAAGTTTTGATATGTTTCAATTCTTCTTTAGCACCTTTGAATTTAGCATATCTATCTAATCCCATAACACTCATAATACCTAATGATATGTGTAATCTAGCTTTAGCTGCTTTTGGATACTTTCTACCATAAGGAGATGAGTTAAACCAATCAATCATAGCTTGTGCCATTTCTTTTGATAGTTTAATTCCTTCTACTCTATCGGTATTACCTTTTACAACCTGCTTTACTCCACCGATTGCTGAGATTTCATTGATTGACTCAACTACATTTTCTGATAAGTCATCAACACCCTGCTTCATATCAACAAATAGTTTTGTAAATTCTTTTTGTTTTTTAGAATCTAATTTTTTGATATTCTTAAGGTGTTTTTTTATCATGAAAGATAAATCAACTGAGATGTCTTGTAGTATTTCTGAGTAATCCATTACTTTTTTACCTTACCATTATCAATATCTCTTTTGAGTTCCATAGATGCACCTACTACATATTGTGCTGCTAAGTTGATATCAATGTTCTTATACTTCATTAGTTTTCTAACTGCTAATAGTACAATTCTTTTTTCTTCAGTTGAAAAACCTTCTGTAATTGCTTCTGTCTTTGGATTAACTGAATCCATCATTTCTTTAGCAGATACTTTCATAGTTTTTAATTTAGATGAAGGTAATGTGCCCAATCCAAAGGATTCATTAATTAGTTTTTTTAATTTAATCATTTTATTAAGTCCTTTAATTTCATTGATACTGATTCGTTAGTAAAGTCTTTTGCGTTTTCTTTATCGTCCTTGTCAACTGACTTTACAGGATATTTTTTACCATCTACTTCGAATTCATCTTCGTCATTAGCGATTGCTTTAGCTCTTTCAGCACCGAATTCATTTCCTTCTTTAATTTCATAATATTTCGAAAGTACTTCACCGATTTCATCATAAGTAGACTCCATTCTTTGTTGTAAGGTATGAACTTCTTTTATAGTATTAGTAAATACTTTAAATGATTCATTCATTGATTTCATATGTCTATTAACTGTAACTCTGTCAAACCAATCACCTGTTTCTTCAAGTGTTACTTTGTTTGCATTTTCTACAATACCTTTTATTGAACCATAGGTTTCCATTAAGTCACCATTTCTGTAAATAGCTTCTCCAAACTTCTTATATGCAGATACAGCCTCTAAGAATGCTCTTTTTTCTTCAGAAGTCATTTTAGTTTCTTTTTCTTCTTCACCAATGTTTAATCTTTTGTAAGACTTTGATGATTCGTTAAGTAAATCTTTTAATTTCATAATATATCCCTAATCTAAAAACATTCACAATAGCCACCAACTTCACAGATGATGTCTCTCATAATGTTTTGTGCTTTTTTATATCTATAAGTATTATTTTTTTGTGAAACACCTTCTTTTAACATACTTTCATTTGTAGGTTTTAAAAAAGCGCCGTGAGTAGATGGGTTGGAAACAAAGTCCCAGCATATCAAATCAAAATCATTTTCCACAGCAACCGTTCCATCTTCTCTAATTTGTTTAACCGAACCCATCCCTCTTGAGGATATACCCACGGTACAACCAGCTTTTATTATTTCTTGTAATATTTTACCTGAAGGTGTGTTTAGTATCTCTACTGAACCTACAACGTCATTTCCAGCCCACTCAACTTTTCTTACGATGTGTGAGGTGTTCTTAAGTTCTACTACTGAAGATTCTGGATGGTCTAATTCACCATATGCTCGGTTTTCTTTAATTTCTCTACCGATATATTTAGTTACTTCACGTTCAAGTATGTTTTTTGGATATACACGACCATTTTGGTTTTTGGCATCAGCTCGTTGTAAAACGCCACTAACCAGAAATCTACCATGTTCAGATTTTGCTTCTGCTAACATAGTAGGTGTTACTTCAAATACCATTGTATCAATCAATAGTTGCTTCATTGTTACTCCCATTGTTTTTTCTTACGGTATAAATCAAAAAATACTCTAGCTAACTCATGACGAATTAACTTTCTGATTTGTTGGATATCCGAAATTTCCAATTCTTCGTTTATTTTATTTTTATTACATCCACACATATTATGCACTCAATTCTTTTAATTGACGAGCAACTTTTAACATTCTTTCAGAAATTTTTCCGAAACGTTTTTGTGTAGACTTCCAATACTGACCAGTGTGTACACCTGTTTCAGTTTTTAGTTTGGAATTTTGATTTACAATTTTAGTGATTTCCCACATCAATCTGTTAATTTCTTTTATAGATGTATTAACCTTTTGATGAGCTTTCATTGAATCATCGTTTTTGTATTCTTTATATGTAGCCTCTATAATACTTTCTAAATTAGACTCCATTCGTATTATGGATTCGAAATTAGATTTAGATTTTTTACTTTTCTTATATCCTAATACTTCAATATTGTCAATATTTAAATCATCTTCATCAGTACTCTTTGCAAATGCATTTGGGGTTTTTATTGGGCCTGCTCCCCCATCCATGTTACCAGTTACATTAGCTTCATCAGTAGTCTCTTCATCTTCGTCTTGACCAAGTAATACATCTTTCTTTTCCTCTAACTCAACAAATTTCTTATCAAGTTGTTCTAATAAAAATCTTGACATTATTTTCTCCTTAGTTCTTGAAGTAATTGATGATACCTTAATAAAGCAAGTACTTGATTTTCATTAACTACTTTATTTTTAGTTAACTCACTAATTAAGTTTATAGTTTCATTTAATTTTATCTGAGTTACTTTGTCAGTAATTTTGAGTTTTTTCAACTCTCTTCTTAACTTAGCTACCTCAGCAACAACAAATTTTCTTAAATTACCTGAGTTATCTATGTTGTTAATATAAGACTTAAGGATTCCCTTTTGGTCTTCAGATAGATTTGAATATTTTGAATTAAAAGAATCAACTAAAAATTTGTAAGCCAATAATCTAATTTCTTTTGGTTCTTTGTTGTATTTTTCGTTTACGTTGTCTTCTTTGATTACTACCTTGTTAGTAGTGATTGCCTCAAAGATAGTACTCTTACAATCTACATAGTCTTTTGGAGACTCAGACTCAGTACTTTCAAATAATTTGTAAGTAGATGCCATTTCTTTGTAATTGTTTACTCTGTACTTAAAGAAGTCACCTATATCATATGATTCTTTAATAGATTTAATTACATTGTATTTTTGTCTTCTTAAAATACTCTCATTAAGTTTAGTTCTTTCTTTAAGAACTATGTTTAAAAACTCTTGCGCTTTATATTGAGAGTCAAAGTTTTCTTTAGTTAGTGCTTGATACAAAGCTAATTCTTTTGCTATCTCACTACCCTTTTTGAAATGCTTTTTAATAATCTCAGTTGCGTAGCATTTTTTATCCGACAGCGTATCGGATGCAATTTGTCTAACTAATAGTTCAAACAATATGCCTGTGTTTTTAAATTTGCTATGTTTCAATTTTGCCATTTCTCTACCTTGTTATTAACAACTACCATATAAATATCTAAAAATAAACTAAACCGTGTCATCTCTTAATTGAGATTCATCTAATAAACCACCTTTATCGGTGTTTTTAGCCTCTTCTTTCAAAGATTCAAGTATTACACTTCTTGATTTTCGTTTAACTTTCTTTAAAGATGTTGTTAAAGCTTCTTTTTGTTCATATGCTAGTGGTGAGTTCTTGTACTTGTGATAAGTAGTAGCTCGTTGTGTATCTGTATCTTGACCAATCGGGTCTCTACCAAATGGATTATCATCCGTTTTGTAATTACCTGATTCTGGAGGTCGTCCAGCGCCATCATGACCACCTTGAGGTGAACCACCTTCTTGTGCAGGTTGACCACTATCATCACCACCTTGTTGAGATAATGATGCTAAATCATGTGCAGTACCAAATGATTCGCCAGTTTTAACTGGGTCATTACCTTCGTCTTCTATTTGACTATGTCTGAATCCTAATTTAATATCACTAATGACTTTTCCTTGTTCAACCTTCCACTCGTCATCACTCATATTAAATATATTCTTATACATCCACTCTTGAGATAACATATTTAAGTCTTTCATATCTGAAACTAATGATACTTTTTCAGACCAAAGATTTGCTTTCTCTTGTTCGTATATAATAGATGGGTTAGTAAGTTCTAATTCAAAGTTTACTAAATCTGCGTTTTCATATCCTTGTGAATACAAGTGTACAACAGCTATTTTAGTTAATTCAGAAAGAACAATTTTTTGAATTCGTTCAACTGTTCTAGCGAAACGAATATCTTGTTGTGCAAGTGTAGCCTTACCTTCAACACCCTCTTCATACCCAATAAAAGCTTTTGGAACTTTCAGAGCAGCCATCATTCTATTTTTTAAATACTCAATATCATCAATGCCACCGAATTCCATTCCTTGTAATGAATCAATCTCAGTACCACTTTGACCACCTCTTACAGGTAGATAGTAATCTTCTAACATATTCATTAAGTTAAACTTTAGATTGTAATCGCCAGTATTTTGGTCTAAGTAAGGAACTTTTTTCATTTGGTCAATAATACTTCTCATGTGATTATCAACTTCACCAGGAGGAATATTACCAACATCAATTTTAAAGACTCTCTTTTCAGGCGCTCTCATAATTCTGTGAATCATCATAGCGTCTTCCATAAGAGTTAATTGTTTCCAAGTCTTTCTAGCACCTTCTAATAGTGAACGACCATAAGGAAGGAAGTTTGTATCTGACATTAATCTAAAATGTGCCATTTCATAAAACTCAAAGTACTCAGCATTTTTGTTTACACTTGCACCATGTGCAGCTCCCATTGACCCCATTTTGAATCTTACTTCATATGGATTCTCTGGATTAAAACCCTCTTCACGTTCTACTTCATATGCGGACATTGGTGATGCGTTGACAATACCTACCTGTTCTTCTATATCAAGATGTAAGTAATAATCACCATACTTGTTCATACCCCTAATCCATGACCATAGATTAAACTCAATGTTTAGTACGTCATAGAATAAGTTATGTAATATCTTTTTAATGTTCTCGTCATTTGACTTAATACGGATTACATCACCCATATCATTTTTTAGAGTAGTCTCATCTGAATATATGTCTAATACGGATGCGATGATAGAATCTTTATCCATCGCTTCGTAATCTGTATATAATTCTAATTTATTAGAATGATAGTTGAATTGATTGTTATAGGTTTCCCAATGTCTTCGAGTGGTATGTAGTCTACCAAATCTGTCGTAGTAAGATGAGCCTCTTAAGTTACCTTGAGACTGGAGTCGTTGCGTATCAATAGCTTGGGTATTACCCTTACCTATCCTACGAACTACCACTTGCGTGTTAAATAGTTTCTTTAACCTACCAAATAATGATTTATCTGCCATAATTTTATTTTCTAATAATGTGATATAACTCTACAATGTATAAATATACAAAAAAAATAGTTTATATCCAAATTTATAGTAACCAAGTTAAATCGTTATCGTTTCCACGTTGGTCTTTTTGTTTCCATGGGTCACTTCTAAGGTTATGAGACGCATAAGCACCAGGTGAGTTTTTTCTCATATGGGTTAACGTAGTTCTTGTTAAATCCATACCCTGTTGTCTTAATTTTAATGCCGTATCTCTTACCCAAAGTCCTGTTGAGAATGATATCACCAAATCATCATTGTAACCACGTTGGGCTTCAGCTCTACTACCATTCCATATAAAAACAAAGAGTTCATCTATTAAACGTTTTGAACGTACAATAGGTGTTCTCTCTCTCATATAAGTATCTAATTTTGAGATAACCAATGGTCGTGTTCTACTTGTCATTGAGAATCCAGGTACCATATCATCTTTACGTTTTAAATCAAATCCTTTTCGTAAATGAATATCTTCATCAATATAACCAATATCTCTATATGAATAATATAAGTTTTGATAGTTTCGGTCTATAACTTCTTGAATAACTGCCCAACCTATATTAGCGTTTTCTATAACTAATAAGGCGTTGTTCCATTCGGTAGCAACTGAAGTTAAGAATGCCCCATATTGTTTAGTTTCTATTTTACCTTTATATTCGGCAACTTGCTCAACAGTCTCTACATCAAATACATGAAATGCTGAGTAATCCGTAGAATCACCACGAGCAACATCAGCCACTACTACATAACTTTTTGAATAATTAGGGAAGTCCCATAACCAATAGTTTCCATCAAATCCTCGTTTTTCAATTGGGTCTTTAACGTGTGTTTCTTCATACCATTGTAGAGTAGAACCCTCAACAACTGTATAACCAGATGAAATGAAGTCACAATCACATTCTTGTGCTGCTCCCTTTTCTCCAAGAAGTTTAGTTTGTTCTTCTCTCCATTGTTGATTTCTATCAGGATGTACTGACCAATGTAGTTCTATTGGATTCCATTGTTCACCAGCTTGTCCTTGTAACCATACTTTATGAAACCAATTACCAACACCATTAGGGGTAGATAGTACAATTGCACCACCACCAGTAGATAATGTAGATTGTGCTGATGTCCAAATTTCTTCTACATTGTCGATAAAGGCAGCCTCATCAATTACTAATAATGATAATGCTTCAGAACGACCAGCATCACCTGCTGCTGATGTAGCTTTTATTTGAGACCCATTTTTAAGTCTAAGTGAAAGTTTATTATCTTCTTCAGTCTGACCTTTCAACCATGATGGTAAATTTTGATGCATAAACCTAACTTTGGTAACTAAGTTTTTAGCTACCTCTTGTTTGGTTGCAATTACCAATACATTCTTGTCTTCGTGAAATAACATCAACCAGAGTGAATATCCGGCTGATAGTGTTGATATACCTAATTGTCGTGATTTAAGTATTACGTTGAATCTTTTTTCAGATACAGCCCCCATTAAGTCTTCTTGGAAATCATAAAGATTAAAAAGAATCTTACCACGAGATGGGTGTTGTATATAACAATACTTTCTAAAAAAGTATACGGGGTCTTTAGCACATTTAACGTACTCTTCTCTTACTATTTCTTTAATAGACTTTGACATAGGTTATTTTTTACCGAATTGAAGTCGCCAATAAAGCCTACCTGTAATGATTGGTTCTAAATTCTGATTTACACCAATTCCCAAC